GGAAAAATATGTCAGAAAATACACAAGCAGTTGAGACTGAAGCTATTGAGCAAGACGTCACTCAAGAAGAACAAGTCGAAACCAAGCAGGAAAAGGCAGAACGTACCTTTACACGCGCCGAGTTTGGAAAAGCAATCGCAGCTGAAGTTGCTAAAGCACGGGCAAGCTGGGAAGCAGAGCAAGCCGAAGCAATCGAAAAAGCCAAAAGCGAAGGCGAACGTCTCGCGAAGCTGACCAAAGATGAACGCGCGAAAGAAGAGGAAGCGAAACGGATCCAAGCGATCGAAGAACGCGAGCGAGCTCTTGCAATTAAAGAAATGCGCGTGGCCACTCAAACGCTATTGAGCGAAGAAGGACTTCCGGGCGAGTTTATTGATTTTGTGATCGATGAGACAGCGGAAGCCACAAAAGAGAAGATCGGCACTTTGCGACAAATCTTTGATAAGGCAGTAGAAACCCGCGTCGACGAACGTTTGACACAGAAAGCACCTCGCAAGGGTACGGGCCCAGTATCTATGACGAAAGCGGAGATCATGGCTATTGAAAACGACGAAGAGCGTCAAGCAATGATTGCTGCAAACATTGGACTATTTAAAAATTAGAAAGGGCTATTAAAATATGGCTGAAACAAAACTAACAACCATGAACGACTTGGGCGAAATTAAATCAATTGATTTTGTCAACAAGTTTTCTAAAAATATCAATGACTTACTTCGACTTTTGGGCGTTACACGTCGCCAAGAGTTGACTAACGACTTAAAGATCCAAACTTACAAATGGACCGCGGACGTTGACACAACTAAAACCGCTGAAGGTGAAACAATTCCGCTTTCTAAAATGACACGCGCGAAGGACCAAGAATACACAGTAGAATGGTTCAAGAAACGCCGTGCAGTATCAGCGGAAGCGATCGCACGTCATGGTGCATCACGCGCTATCACAGAGGCAGACACACGCTTGCTTCGTGAGATTCAAAACGGAATCAAGGACGACTTCCTTGCTTACCTTAAAAAGACAAAAACTAAAGTTAAAGGAAAAAGCCTTCAACAAGCGCTTGCGAATAGCTGGGGCAAATTGACCACTTTCAACGAATTCGAAGGCTCTCCGCTTGTTTCTTTCGTTAACCCGCTTGACGTAGCTGAATACCTTGGAACAACAGCCGTTGCGTCTGACGCTTCAAACGTTTTCGGATTCACACTTCTCCAAAACTTCCTCGGCATGCAAAATGTTATCGTTATGCCTTCATGCCCACAAGGGAAGATCTATACAACAGCCGTTGAAAACCTTGTTTTCGCTTACTTGAATGTGTCTGGTGGAGATCTTGGCGGATTGTTTGCAGACTTTACCGACGAGACAGGTTTAATCGGTGTGGCGCGTGATCGTCACTTGAATAACTTGACTTTCGAGTCAGTATTCTTTGGAGCAAACGTTCTCTTTGCTGAAATTCCGGACGGTGTGGTAGAAGCTACAATCGAAGCGCCAGCGTCAGCAGTAGCAGCCTAGTTTTAGGAGGTTTTAGCGATGACAGCAATCAATATCGATCAAGTAACGGAAGAGCTTCGACTTCTAAAGGGTATTCCCAAAGCTGACCAAGAACAAGACGATCTTTTGGCCCTTATTGTACGGGATAGCTTTGAGCGTATGATCGCTTACGTCAATCAATTCTCGGAAACAGCACTCGAGGAATTGCCCGAGAGCGTGGCTTATATCCTTCGAGACGTTGCCGTCAGTCGCTTCAACCGTCTAAACTCGGAAGGCGCGACAGCGGACAGCGAGGAAGGCCGGAGCTTCACTTGGGAGTCTAGCTATCTAACAGATGAGCATAAGGCTGTATTAAAAGGTCTAGCGGTCAAACACAACGCCCGCGGAATCGCTCGATTCATTTAAGGGGGGCGCGTGTATGATCTATAACGAACGCGTAACCTTGATCTTTGAGGAAGAACCAGAGGACGAATTGCTCGAGAATACGGAAACGAAAAAGAGTTTTCCGGTCCCTTGTATGCGAAATTCATTATCTAACTATGAGATGATGGGGCTTTATGGTAAGTATGATTTTGATTCGTTCAAATTACACTTACAAGGCACGTATAAGGGCTTCTCGGAAGTGATTTACAATGGCCACAGGCTCAAGATCAAGGGCAAACGATATCATCATAATAGCACGGTTATTTACTTATGAGTTTTTCATATACAGTAAAAGGGCTGGACAAGTTCATGCGAAAGGTCCAAAACAAACCACGGGAAGCGCGTCGGGCTGTATCGGCAGAATTACAACGATCGGCCTTGCGTGTGGAACGAAAAGCTAAAATGAAAGCGGCAGTCGATACCGGCTTCATGAGAAACGGGATCTTTGTCGCTCGGGTGGGTATGTTACGTTATAAGGTAACGTCTCCCGCTGGTTATTCGGTCTATGTGGAGCTTGGAACTCGTAAGATGAAGGCCCAGCCGTTTCTTGGTCCAGCCGTTAAGGAAGAAAGCGAAGCGTTATTCAAAAACCTTCGTAAAATGTTTAGGAGGTGATTCATGGCAAACGAAACGCCTTCAGTCAAAATGCTCGCAGATTTACGCGAAAAATTAAAACCGCTCAATATTCCGATCAAATTTAAGCTACCAAAACAAGACACACTCGAGCCGTTTATTGTGATTGGGCAATCTAGCTCAGACACGTCAAAAACAGCTCAAACGGGGCTTATAATCGAGGATATGAACGTACAGATTGATATCTTCTTACCGGGCACGGAAAGCCGGGCCGGGGTCGAAAAAGTCAAATCAGAGGCCCTTCGCAGGATTGGGCACAATCGCAATGTAAACGCGAGCGTACTCTTAGACGATACGGTAGGCCGTGAAGTCTATCATATTGTCATTGCATTAACAGATACAATCTTTTAAAAGGAGAAATTAATAAATGGGTGAAGCTGAAGATAAAGCAAAAATTAAAATTACGATCGCAAAACCGATCGTAGGTAAAAAAGTATTTTATTTCATTCAATCAATCCACGCTGAAAAAGGCAATGGAGCAATGCTTCCAGCCTATCGTACAGACGGTACGACAACAATGGGTGGTGAATACATCGACGAACAGACGCAACAAGGGCGCTTGCTTGAGAAATCAACAGATGAGCACTCAATCGAGTTGACTCAATATCTCGCGCCTAAAGATCCGTCAGTTCAAGTCATTCTTGACGCACAAAAAACAGGGGAATCTGTAAAAATCTGGCGCGTTATCGTTGACGAGTCAGTTAAAGATACTTCAACCGGGAAAGATACTTATCCAGCTCAATTTGGTTATGGTAAGATCACAGACGACGTCGAGTTCACAGACGCGATCGATGGTTTCGTTGAATTGAACTATACAGTGGGTATTGTTGGACGTCTTCGTGATGGTAAGTTCCCACTTTCAGCGGACGAAATCGCAATGTTAAATGACGTTTACGAGTATCAAAACCCGGGCGAAACAACAGGCGACTATAACAATATTACACGCTAATTTTTTAAGCAAAGGGGCTTCGATCGCCCTTTTGCTTTTATTTTTTTGACAAAAAAGGAGTTATTCAATGGAATTTACAGTCGGAAGTCGCACAATCGAGATCAAATTTGACTATATGACCATGTACAAGGTCAATCGTGACTTGGGATCTCAAGGACCAGACGGAACACGTAACGAAGACGGGGTTGGTGCTCTATTCCTTCGTGTGGTTGATCGTAACGATTCGGCTCTTGTGGATCTTATCAAGCTATGCGCGAGCAAGAAAGCGAAAGCCGTAAGCGACGAAGAAGCGATCAAAGCAATCGCGGACAAAATGGAAGAACTCGGAGCAGAAAGCACAGAGCCACTTTTTGAAGCACTAGAAGAAGAGATGGTCGATTCTGGTTTTTTCAAAGAGAAAGTTTCGAAATACTTAGAAAATCTCGAGCTGGGATTGAAGTACCTCAAGGCCAAAGCAGAAACAGCGGAAGACAAAGCACAAGCGGAACTTCAGATCGAACAGACGGAGGCGCAAATTGGGCGCTTGAGAAACGCAATCTCTTAATAGAGTGTGCGCGTTTGGGTCTAACTGACCCAAATATTATTTTTTCGTGTACAAAGAACGAGCTCGACGCGATTCGCGAGGGCCTTTACTATCGAGCGATCGAAGAGAGGGAAAACCTCGTCGAGCTTGCTTTTAACTTACGTTATACATTGAACGCTAAAAAAGCGGACTTTGGCAAGTTGAGCAAGAAAAAGGATCGTGAGAAAGTGCGTCGTCTATTCAGACAGCGCGAAGAGCGCGAAAGCTCTCAAGGCATGCTTGAGAAGATCGAGCGTCTTAATGAACATTTCAGAAATAGATAGATAGGAGGTGGGGCGATGGCGTTTGACGGATCAATAGAAGCAATTATCGGCGCGGATTTAACCGGTTATGAAAAGGCAATGAGCGACGTCGTGAATTCGACGCGTAAAGCATTTCAAAACGCGGCACAGGAAGCGTCAAAGAGCGCAAATCAGATGATTCGTGAAGTCGGTCAGCTTATGAACCGACTCGCAAACAGCAACCAGAATATCGGATCCAAGATCGGCCAAGGTTTGACCGGTGGATTCAAAATCGCCCTCGGAGAGCTACAACGTATCTCTTCTAACATCGGCGCAAAATTACCCGACCCCATACGAAAGGCATTTACTCGCGTATCGGCTGATATTAAATCAGTTTTAGGCGCGATGAAAAATGACGTCGCCACTCTTGGGGCCGGTATTAACTCGAAAATTAAAAAGGCTTTTGATTTTGATATTTCAAAAGCGATCAAATCGCCAAAGAGCGCGTTTGCCGAAATGGCGAATAGCGTTGACTCTATGGCACAACGGATCAGCTCAAAAGTCCACAGTTTAGGCTCAGTCTTTACTAATTCGGCTAACAATATGTCCGGATCGTATAAGACGGCTTTCGGGGCTATTGGTGACGCTATGGCCCGGCTCGAAGCTCGTATCCAGTCAACGGCTGGAAACATTACGAGCGCGCTTGGGCAAAAGGTATTGAACCCGATCAACTCTTCATGGTCCAGTATGTTTACCAACTTGACCAGCAAAGCGAACAGCTTCGCGGAACGGGTTCAAAACTCGTTTGGCGGTCGAATTCTTTCTTCCGTCAATAACCTCGCGAGCAACGTAAGCGGTAAGCTCGGAAACGCGTTCCATACGACAGGCCAGAAAGCAGTCAGCGCGTTAACTGGAATTGTTAACCACACGAATCAAGCGGCGAGCGCGTCAACTAACCTAGTGAAGCAGGTTTTAGGTGTGGCTGCTGCTTATAAACTCTTTGATCTTGGGAAACAAGCAATCAAGAGTACTGTTTCAAAGGCTGCTGAGTTCGAAGCCAAAATGAGTAACATTAAGGCCGTGACTGGTGAGAGCGAAGCGACGATGAAGAAATTCAACGACGCTGCAATTAAAGCCGGGGCAGATACAGCCTTCAGCGCAGCGGACGCAGCGGACGCAATCGGCGAACTTGCAAAAGCTGGGGTATCAACAAAAGATATTCTAAACGGTGGACTTACCGCGTCCCTAAACTTGGCCACGGCTGGGGAATTGGATCTGAAAGAAGCTGCTGAAATTACATCAACGGCATTGAACGCGTTTAAACGTGACGGCATGACGGCCACACAAGCAGCAAACCAACTCGCGGGAGCTGCTAACGCGTCAGCGACAGACGTCCACGAGTTGAAATATGGTCTTTCCATGGTCGCTCCGGTAGCGTCTGGGCTTGGTCTATCGTTCCGCGATACCACAAACGCCCTCGCAGTCTTCGCCCAAAACGGACTTAAAGGGTCTGACGCCGGAACGTCGCTTAAAACTATGCTTATGAATCTGCAACCGCAGACCAAAGCACAAACGAACATGATGAAAGAACTTGGTATCATTACGGCCGATGGCTCGAACCAGTTCTTCACGGCTGAAGGTAAAGTCAAGTCGTTTGCTGAGATTTCTCAAGTTTTGAAAGATAAACTCGGTGGACTTACCGACGCAGAAAAACAAATGGCCTTGAAAACCATGTTCGGTACCGACGCAGTGCGTGCTGCAACAATCGCGATGAACGAGGGAGCAGATGGCGCTAACAATATGCAAGCGGCGATCGACAAAGTAACGGCGGCGCAAGTTGCTGCTGAAAAACTTAACAACTTAAAAGGGGCCGTCGAAGCATTGAGTGGATCTTGGGAAACGTTCCAGATCAAAGTCGGGACGGCAGTCCTTCCAATCCTTACGACGCTCGTCAAATGGATTGATAAACTAGTTGATAGGCTTTCAAATTCGCAGGGAGTCCAAAACTTCCTAAACGCTATTGAATCAATCAACCCGGCCTTAAATCAGTTTCTTAACGGAACTAAAATGACCAACAAGCAAGCGAATAAGTTTAAAGGCACCATGAAAGCTGTAAAACCAGCCGTAACAGCCCTTGTGGGTGCGTTTGCGTTTGGTCCAGCGGTGCGCGGACTAACTTCGCTTACTGGTATCATGGGAACGGTCGCAAGTAAGACGCTGGCCCTTGGATCAGTCGCGTCCAGTGCGTTTAGCACGGCCGGAGGCTTCATTTCTAGCTTCACGGGTAAGGTTGCAGGTATTCCAGGGGCTCTTGGTGGAGCTGCTTCACAAGGTTTATCGGTTCTTAGTATGATGACAAGCGGGATCGCGTCCGTGATGGGAATCGCCCTCGCGTCAATCGGTCCGGCTGCTATTTTGGGGCTTGTCCTCGCTGGCCTTGGTCTGATTAACCAACAATTCGGGCAACAAATCGATCAGTTGATTACCTTGGTAACGACTAAAGGGCCGATGATTATTCAAAACCTTGTAAACGGGATCACTAGTCAATTACCGAGCCTTATCGCTTCGGGTGCTGATTTAGTGGCCAAACTCGCGCAAGGTTTTGCGACAATGTTCCCAGTGATCGTTGACGCTGGGGTTCAGTTGATCGGTAGCCTCGTTCAAGGTGTGGGCCAAAATGCAGGATCGTTGATCTCGTCCGCGGTAACTGTTATCGGGACTTTGGTCGACAGCTTACTATCAGCATTGCCACAGTTGCTTGCTATTGGTATGCAGTTACTTCTCAGCATTACGCAAGGAATCTTGCAAAACTTGCCACAGATTCTTACGACGGCGCAACAGATTGTAACTAACTTTATTACTAATATGCAAGCGCAATTTCCACAGATCCTCGAACAAGGGATTCAGATCTTGATGAATGTCGTGAACGGTATTGTCCAAGCGTTGCCAGCGATTATCGAGATGGGAACGCAAGTCATTATCGGCTTTATGCAAACGATCTTGTCGAACTTACCAACGATCTTACAAGGTGGTATTCAATTAATTGTAAGCCTCGTTCAAGGAATCATTAGTTCGTTGCCACAGATCGCACAAAGCGCGGTACAGATTATCGGTCAGATGATCCGTGGATTTGCTCAAGCCTTGCCACAGTTGCTTATGGCAGGGGCTCAATTAATCGTACAGCTCGCACTAGCGATCATTAAGGGCTTGCCAAACATCGTCACGGCAGCTTGGGAGATCATTAAAGGCTTCGGTGAAGCCTTACTTAATTTCGTACCCGAGGCCTTGAAAGCCGTCGCGGACGCTATCGGGAATTTCTTCGGTGGTATCTGGGACTGGATCACTGGTAAGTCAGATGAAGGCGGGAAAAAAACCGAAGAATCGATTAATAATACCGCCGAACATATCAAGACGAAGAGCTCGGAAACGACGACACAGTTAAGTACCGACGCTTCAACCGCTAGCACCAACGTTTCGACGTCATACAATCAGATGAGCGCGAACACGATCGCGTCAACGTCTAACATGAGTCTTGGCGTTACGGCTAATATGTCTCAAATGTCCACAAATGCGATGGACAGCACAACTCAGTTGCAACAGAACGCCTCGACGAACTTCGGACAGTTGAACACTGACGGAACTATGAATATGCAACAGCTTGCAGCGAACGCGGACGCGTCATTTAACCAGATGAACGCAAACGCACTTACGCAAACCGGCCAAATGAACACAGGCGTAACGACTAATATCGGCCAGTTAAATGCGAACGCAAGTAACGAGTTGAACCAGTTGATGAATAATGCGAACGCGAGCACGACGGGAGTTAACACGGCTGCAACCACGAACGCACAACAAGCGAGCACGAACGTTGTCGCAAACTTCCAACAAATGCAAACGGGAGCGACGAGCGCTACAAATGCGATGGCTATTAGTGCTCAAACAGATTTTGGTAAGATGGCCCAACAAGCCGAGCAGTCAAGCTCTAAAATGTCGCAATCTATCACGACTAATTACCAAAATATGCAAAAGACTGTCACAAGCGCGATGAACGCAACAGCCCAAGCCGTTCAAGCTGGCCTTAACAAGATCTCACAAGTGAGCTCTTCGGCTGGTAAGCAATTGGAAAGCGCGTTTAAATCAACGTTCCAAAACGTAACAAACAGCGCTAAAAGCGGTATGCAAGCGTTCGTAAGCACCATGCAATCAAGCATGACGCAAGCCGTTTCACTTGCTAGTTCAACTTGCAATCAGATTTCAGCTTCGTTTGGCTTGCTTCCGGCGTTGCTTCAAATGGTCGGATTTAATGCTGGAATAGGGCTGTATAATGGACTTGCTTCGATGGCTGGTTCGTTATATGCGCTCGCCGATAGTATCGCTTCAAATATCGCTTCGATCATGCGTTCGGCCTTGGATATCCACTCGCCGTCTCGAGTCATGAAAACGATCG